TTCTACATACCCATGAGCTCTAACATAATTGTTAATATCTTTTTCATCATGATCCGTTTTACTAGGTAAATATGAAACGCCCCCAATATTGTATTTTGGCAAAGCATTGATAATGCCACCCTCTTTAGCAAAAACAATTTCTGAGTAAGGCACTTTATACTGAGATTCTGCAGCAGAGTATTCTCTAGGTGTGGTTATACCCTCAAGTTCTTGAGATGCCTTAGCGTATTCCTCTGCTCTTTTTTCTGTATCAATATCGGATATGCCAGTAAACTGTGGATTATACTTAGGTATTTTAGCCACTCCATACAAACCACCAACAAAACCTGGAGCTAAGACTTGTCCTTTTAAACCAGAACCATATTTAACCACATCTTTTGCAAGTTCTGGGTTTTTCATAAACTGCTCAGATAAAAACCGAGATATACCTGTTAATTCTTTACCTTGGTCTTTTACAACTCCAGTGGCTAAGTCAAACGGTATGCCAGTGCTGGTAACACCCGTTGTTGCCGCTGAAGTTAGTTTACTGATTCCAAACGAAGTAGCCCCTCCTAAAAACCCAGATATTAATGCATTTCGTGTAGAGGCACCAGAAGCTTTCGCCATGGCAAAACTAGCAAGTCCAGCTATAATTTGAGGTAACATCCACTGCTCCTAATATATATATTATATTAAGTTTACCTTTATTCTTCAGTGCTATCAATACTCGTGGGCTTCATTTCGTCCCATAAACGCCCTGTGTATTGAAACTCGCCAACATGCGTAATGTAATCCATAATGTAACAAAAGCACTTGCCTCCTATATTTCTCCATAATCGGCAAAAAGCAAAATCTTCTCCAAGAAATCTTTTATTGTCTTTATCGTAATAAGTATCAAAAAAGTTATACAGATAAGGTTTTTTCTGTAATTTGCCGTCAATTATGCTCTCTTGATTTATATCCATGTCTGGGTAATGTTCTATTAACTTTTCAAATACTTGCCTTTTAATTAACATACAACCTGTTGGAGCATGGGTAACTTCGATCACGCCGTTGTCTTGCACTTCAATAGCCTCATTGTCCTCAAGTCTTAAAGGATATGTATTACAATGCACATGAGCTTGTTTAGGTGTGGTTACTTCACCAGCAAGTATTTTAGCTAAGAGTCGGTCAAACTTAATATGTTTTAATGGGTAGGGTACGGAAATGACATCCTTGTCAGCCTCAAGCATCCTCCATATGCTATCTGAGAAAAAGGCAATGTCCGAATCAACAAACAACATATGTGTCATGTTACTTTGTAAAAAAGCTGAAGTACATAGGTTTCTGCCTTGTGTGACTAATGAAGATTTCATCATATCAATAGTTACATTTATTTTTTTATCTAAACAAGCCTTTTGAAATTCAAGCATACTCTGTGCGTAATGTATGGATACTTCAGAATGCACTGGTGTTGCCACATATATACTAACTTTCTCCTCAGCCCACAGAGGTTTACTTGCGTCTGTCATCTAAAACTCCTTGCAAAAAAGTTTGCCATTGCTTTGCTTTTTTGTCCCAATGATAAAATCGATTTGTATAGTCTTGCTGTAAAAGTAAATGTTCATGTATATAATCTTCATGTAAATGTTGCATACCTGTCTTAATTGCAAATGCAAAATTCTTTGCCAGTTTTGTGTAATCTTTTGTGTAATTAATATATATCGGAAACTCAGCACATGTTTCATATAGTGCACCATAGTTAGTTACTACGCAGTATAAGCCTGAAGCCATTGCTTCAAGAGCTGATATACAAGAGGTTTCTTCCCATATACTGGGATAAGCAAACATGTGATAGTCTGACATTTTATCTAAAATAACAGAATGAGGCTGATAACCAATATAATTAACATTAGGTAGTTTTTTTGCCTGTTCAAACAACGCAATCCAGTCTTCATTATTATTTTCAAAAAACTCTTTTCCATAAATTTCACAACTACTATAAACGTCTAATTCTATATTCTCATTATTTAGGTACTGCATGGCAAGTAATAAAACATTTAAGCCACGCCAAGGTGTGGGTTGAAATATTAAACGTAAGGTTTCACCTTGTTTATATTGTTTTATTTTTGGGACATGAGTTATACCGTTTTTAATTACATGACATCGTTCTGTAGGTAAGTCATACATCATTCTATATTTTTCAAAATTCCAATGTGAGTTAAAAACATACCAATCGTAAAGAGTATGGTTTTCTTTATTTTCAAAAAAAGGTCGAATATTTGGTTGGTCGTAGCTGTTTTTCTGCCATAAAATGTTAATTTTATTTTTGTCTATTGGGATTTTACCAGGCACTGACGTGCATATTTGAAAGTTTTCTAACAAGTTTGCGTCAACTCGTTGTTTTAAAAATGCTAATTGTAGCTCGGTGCCGCCTCGTGGCTCACTCATTCGTTTCCCCAAACAAGTCAAGCTTTGGGACTATGATAGTAACATCTCGCTGTATGTCATCTTCTTTGGTAGAAGTGCTTGGATCGTTAATATCCTCTTGAGCTTGTTCCTCAGATTCGTACTCAAGACCAGACTTTTTATTTGAAATCTTTACTACAGATTCGCAATCTTTTGTAATAATTTTCATGGCGACATTTTAACCATTTTCTTGGGATCTGTCTAATTGAGCGTAAGATATCACTCCAGACAGTTTTGCGGCTGTTTCTGCGGTCATTTTAAGTATATCACCTTCTTCTAAGACCAGTGTATTAGTGATTATGTCCGTGGTGCTGGTTGCAGCAATGTCTTGATTACCAATGACGTGTGTAGCTGATGCAGAAGTATCTGTTAGTTTAGTGGTTAACGTGACTGCACTACTGTGTATGTTGACTGCTTGTATTTGTTTTATAAGTAAACGTGCGTCTGTTGGTGCAGTTAAGACAGATGTCTCATCAGTGTTTGCTAAGGTAAAACCTTGGTTTTTATATTGAATAGTCATGATAAGAAAAAATTAAACGCATCTTGCTCGTTTTTAAAATCATTTTGAAAAGAAAAATTAAGTTGGTTTTTCAAAGTATCTAACGCTTCAAGTATTTGCCTTTGATTACTTACATCATACTCTTGTTTTGGTTCTGGTATTGTAACAATAACTCTAGCCACGTTTTGTACCTCTTTGTTTACGAATAGCTTCTTTACCTTTTTTAGCAATAGCTACCACTTGCGTTTTACCCATGACTTTAGCTCGTTGCTCCATGACTGTCAAAATTTGTATTTTTCGAGCATAAGGTTTCTTAATTTTTTTAACTTTAGCAACTGTCGCTCGTGCATCCGCAGGAGTTGCAAATTTTATTTTTACGGTGTCTTTTGGGTTCTCGTCTGTGTATAGTCTACGATCACTACCTTTTGGTTTTTTACCTGTGCCTTTTTTTGGGTCTGCCATTATCTTCTTCCGTCTGGTTGTACGTCTGCTCTGAAAGAACCAAATCTCCAATTCTCATCAGTTGTGGTATTTTCTATCCTAAGTGCCACTAATCGACCTCTAGTACGAGTATCAATCTTAGTAGTTGCTGATGTAACCGTAAATGGACCAAGTAACGAACTGGCCTTGGTTTCACTAGGAAAGTCTTTTATTTTTAATGTGACTGTAGCATTACCACTGATAACTTTAAAGTCTGGTATAAATCGTTTTATCTTCATAAGAAATTCACCTTCTCCTCCATCAACAAAAGCAAAATCACCAGACTCAATAAAAGCATCTATACTAGCAAAAGCGTTACCGTTTTCATCCGCTTGGTTTACTCCTACTTCATGCTCATAAACTTGAGATGCACCGTTGGTGTTACTTACACCTTGTATGGTTGGGAAAGTTGGTGTGCCAGTAGCAGTAAATTCAGACGCTAATGGTTTTTCAAAAAGAGTTTTATCAAGATAAACTGACCTTGCCAAACTACCAGTGGTCCAAACATTTTCTCTATAATTGTATGTAACACAGCGATCTATTTGAGTTGATCCTGCTTTTGCATAAAACCAATTTATTTCAGTAAATAACGAATTGTAGTTACAATATATTATTTCACCAGCATCAAAGTTTAATCCTAAATCATCAGGGTTTACATTTGAAAACACAAAATCCTCTACACTGCATGGTATGCGTTTCACAGTACCATCATAGGCATAAAAACCTCCACCTTGTCCCATCCAATACACAATACCATCAACATGCACTATGGCGTGTTGACCAATAAGACCACAGTTTGAGCCTACTTGTTGAATACTAAATGTAAAAGGTGGCCCCACAAACTGCATGATGTAAGCAGACACATCAGTTAAAATTAAAATATAATCTTTACCTCGCACTGCCCCTTCTATTTTTGTGCCAGAGTCAAGACGAAAAGTACCAGCTGTGTTAGTCGATACTGGGGTATAATCAGTTCTATCTTCTTGATCACTAAATCGTATAAACATTTTATCTTGCGTGGTTTTTGTGCCAATAGTTGTTTCTGTGCCAAAATGTATTAAATGTCGATCACGACCAGAAACTAATGTCATTACACTAGCGGTTGGGTTGTTACTTATGGCTGTCGCTCTTGTGGTCAAACCACTGCTTGGACTCCATTCAAAAGATTTACCATTTTTGATGGTTGCAATTAATATTGTGCCAAAATTATCTAAAGCCCAATTGGCAGGTTCTAATGTAACATCGGTTGCAGAGGCTCTTTCATTCCATGCAACAAAGTTTGTAGCATCAGTAACCACAGCAGCATCGCTGTGTGCTGCACGAGTTGAACCTAAAGCACCTCTAGTAATACCTGTTAAATCATTACTAGAAATACCTGTGTAAGTAATTAATTCTGAGCCAACTAAAATGTGTCCAGATGAACTAAAACCAGAGGTAGATGTTAGCGTCACACTTGTGCCAGAACCGCCCGTACCTGCCGTATTATCACCTAGTGCACCATCTAAATCGTTTGTCACAACAGATAGTGTTTCCCCACCCCACTGAGCTACACCCCAACCAAAAGCAGGTGTGGCTGTAAGTGGTCCGACTTTGACATAAGGGTTTACTGTTGCTGCTCCACCAGCGGTCAATCCAGAACCTGATTCAACCTTACTCATAGTCACTGTAAAAGTATCTTGTGTGCTTGTCACAACTTCAAACGTGTTCGTGGTAAAATCAGCTGCCACAAAACCAGTGCCACTGCCTGGAATAGTCATGCCACTAAAAGTAAATAAATCACCAGCCAATAATTGATGGGCGGCTTTATTAACAGTTAACGTGGCTGAGTTATTGGTCGTGGTTAAAGTGCATGATGTTAAAGCTGTATCTAATGGCGTAATGTCATGAAAAACACCCCCGTAATATATTGCTAACAATCTATGGGAAGCAACAGCAAGATAACGATTTCCATCTAAATCTGACCAATTGTGTATGTCACGAGTTACGCCAACGATGGTATCACCAGAAGTTTTTTTCCATCCGCCAATTTTTTCTGGTTCGCCATAACGAAATCTTACGAAGTCACCATCAACCCAAGTGCTTTCCGCAACAGATTCTGAGATTTGTTTATTGAAACCAGGCTTAAAAGGAACTTTAATAAGTGGCATAAAGTCTCCTATGTTTTAATCATAAATTTCAAACATAAAAAAGGCTGCAACGTAGATTGAGAACTACCACTAAAAGTGTGAGTATGTGTAGATCCACTGCCTGTATTATCTGTATCATAAGTTTGTGTTCCAAGTGTGGTCGCACCACCACCCGCAAGTCTTGTAGATGAACTTAATGAAGTTGTTCCATTAGTGAAAGTTATCGTCGTTGTGTGATTGTGGGAAGGTAATTGAGATTCAGAGAGAGCAGTCCCAGCGTTTGTACCTGCTGGAGTTACCGTAGCCGAACCACCTGTATCAGCTATTGCAACCGATGATGATTTACCATAGACAACTCGATCTTTTAAATCAGGTAATGTAAATGTGCTAGAACCATCCCCAGCCCCATATGTCGTTCCGATAAGTGCAAACAAAGCTGAGTAAGTGGACCTAGACACTGCACTACCATCACATTCTAAATATCCTGTCGGTGCAGAAGATACAGTCCAAGGTACAATAGTGCCAGTTGCCACTGTTTGATTACCAAGCGAACCAGCTAAATTATTACTAGTAAAATTATATTTTGTTGCTTCGTAAGTTGCCATTATTTATCCTTAAATGTCCATCCAACTGTTGCGTCCCCAGAGAAAACTAAGGTAAAACCAGCACCCTCAGTTGCTACTGTAAGATCTGCAGCTGCGTTTACAATATTGGAGCTGTTACGCCCCACCGTTAAATTATTGGTATCAAATGTATATCGTGCATCTAAAAAAGTTACTTCATCACCAGCTGCTGGTGAAGCTGGTAATGTGATTGTCACCGCACCAGACGATGTGTTCACTAAAAGCTGTGCACCAGGTTGAACTGTTTCTGCTGCTGAGACTGTTCTCCAAAATTTAGTCTCTTGGTCTTTTACAAGATCCGTGCCATTAGAATGACAGATGTAATGATTGCCTTCACATAATAAAAATCCAGTTTGACTGGTTACTTTAAAAGTCAAAGTAAATCCAGCGTGATCTGTGCCATCTATTACATTAAAAAACTTTTCTATACTAGCAGGCATGTTTACAGTTCTATTTGCCGCCAAAGTGCCAGTGAATTTTAAAGACATGTTTCTTGCATTTGATATTGCCGCATTAGACATCACTAAAGTTACGTCTGCGGATGCAACGTCTATTTCTTGATAACCAGCAATAGCCTGTTCAACTAATTCTAAATTTGTATTGGTTTTATCACCCCACGTTCCAGAGTTTTCCCCTGTTGCCATTTTTTCTAGTTTTATATCGTCTGAAAATGTTGAAGCCATAATTTTGTCCTGTTTGTTTAATTATATAAGTAGTTAGGCTACCTTTTCAACCTCATCAACTTTTTTCCATGTCTGACTGGTGCCAGTGCTGACATCAGTCCATGTTTGCGAAGTCCCTGTGCTTACGGCTGAATATGTCTGTGCTGTGCCTGTATCTACAGTTCCCCAAGCAACACCGTTTGCAACGCCAACAGATATTGTTACCGCTGATCCAGTTACGCTTACATTAGCATTAGCTTTAACGACAGTAAAACTAGATATTGCTGATGTGAGTGCACTGCCAGTTACGTTTACATTAGCATCTCCAGTTTGTGAAGAGCTACCAGCGTTCATCGCTAAAGCAATACCAGAAACTTCAACTATAGTATTAGGTACACCTTGTGCTCCAAAACAATCTTCAGCAAATGTGGTTGCACCAAAATACATTAATTACCTCGCATCTTTTATTGCTTGTAATTTAGTTTTCTCGCTACTGATAGTTTCTGCGTCTATCTCTCTATCTAATCTATCTTTGTAACTACCTGCTGCAACTTTAGCATTGTAGTCAGCTTCATGTGTTGATACTTTTTGTTCTAGCATAGTGGTTGCAATTTCTGTTCCAAACTTAGCTTCAGCGTGTTGTACCCAGCTTTCTGCATCTATAACTACATGTCGTAATACTTTAGTTTGTTTATCTGTTAACGTTATTGCCATAATTTTACCCTAATAAAAATCCTTGAAAGGTTGTATTTGCTGCAGCTATATCAACCACATCTGTGGCATCAAATATTTGTAATGTTACTGTTGCTGTATCCGAAGCATCCATGTCTGCAACCGCAGTAACCTGTGCAGTACCATCTCCAGAACCAGATATATTTTCTGCTGGGTCAAACTCATATAAATATGAACGATTACTTGTCACAATAAGTAAGCGGCCTGTAGTCATACCTGTCGTATGATCATGGAATTTAACAATAGCATTTAAAAAATATGTGCCAGTTACAGGAGCAGTAAAAGTATTACTTGCAAAATCAGCATTTTTATCAAAAATTTCTGTACCAAATACTACTGTAGCAGCTGTGCCTCCACCCGTAGCATTGTCTTGGTCTGAAGATGGTGTAACGCTAAACGCTGGTTGTGTTGCATTCACCATAATGCCGTTTGAATCTTTTGTAACCACCGTTCCTGTTTCCGCTGGAACAGTTAAAGTATTAGTACCTGCAGCTGCTGGTACATCAACCGTTACTTGTCCTGAGCTACTGCCTTTGATTACTAATGGCATTTATCATCCCTCCTTTTCTGGTTCTAAAATTATTTTACCATCTGAATCTGTTAAAGCAGTATCTTTCATAAATTGATCTTGTCTTTCACCCACCACCATCCATGAAATCGTATCTGTGCAACTATTATCCTGTGCAGTGATCGTTAAGACATTACCTGATACCGAACCTTTAACTGCTGTCCACCCACTTTCATTACTAGTAAAACATTGCACGTCTGTATTCAATGCAACAAATGTACCATCTGTCATACCTGTTGCTGTATCTATATTAACACTTGCAGTTCCACCAACTAAATCAACTTTACCTCGATAAATTAAATCAGCTTGTGGTCCTTCTATAAAAGAATGAACTAAATAATGTGAACTATTTTTACTTTCTAGTGGGTGTGGAATTTTAAATGAACCAGCACTTTTAGAAAGTGTTCCTGCAATATTGACATCACCAACACCTTTTGGCACTAATCTTAGACCTATATTAGTATCATCTCCAACAGCCTCTATTCTCGCAGGATTGTTTGTGGTAGAACCAACAATCCTACAGTGATTTACTGCACTCGCTATGCAAAAAATATCCATTTGCGTTGTACTAGCACCATGAAACTTAATAGTAGTATTATTTCCACCAGCACTACTTAATTGAAGATTACCACTAGCATCACCTTCT